ATGACTGAAGCAGAATTGGCGGCATTGGCCGTCAGCTCCACCAACTCAGTCAGGACGCTTTGGTTTATGAGCCAGACCGCAGTCTGCCAGCTTCCCGGGAGCAATCGAGAAGCCATGTTTCCAATATCTGCTACATCGATTTTTGAATTGGCGGTTCTGGTTACCGGAACGAGACAATTGGCATGCATAACCCCAACTGGCTGACCCGATCCGGTTCCCCAGATAAAAGCCTCATCTTCATAGAACCGGATAGCCCGGCCAAAAGCCTGGAGAAAGAACTGCTCGAATTTGTCAACATCTGCTTCAAGATTATTGGAAACAAAAGTTCCGACTACTCCTTCATGAGCCGTGAGTTTCAAATTTCCCAACGAAGGCTGAGAAGTAACCGTTGCTTTATCTCCAGCTTCTTCTAACCACTCAATTGTAATTCCTCCAAAAAGGGAAGAACTTCTATCAGAATCAACAAGAACACGGATATTCAATGTGTCAGTATTTCCAGAAATCCGAATAGCTCGGCTCCGCACAATGGAGTTTTCCAGAGCGACAGAAAGAATCTGGTCCGCCCATTTTTCAGGAACGAGGACACCGCCCGCAGAGTCGGTGTTCGACTATCCCGTGCCTCCCCATCCAAATATTTTCGGGTGGCGATAAGGAACTCACCTAGACTGCGAAACCCACCCGTGCGTTTTTCTTCACTCATCATATCACCTCATTAGCTGGTGCTGGAAAGAATAACGAAGGGAGACAGGGTGTTAGAGCCATTCCTCGGAGTGATGGCGCTCTTAAGCCAGGGCTGACCATCGACTCGGAGAACAAACCGCCATGCAGTGCAGTTGGTAGTAAAGTAAACGTGAGTTGAAGCATCAATGGTCAAAGGTTGGCGGTCACCGATGAGGTAGAAGCCGAAATCAAATACGCCGATGTCACCTTCAGAACCAAGAGCACTCATCTTCTCAGTTACAAAGAATGGCCGACCAAAAATGGTGCCAGGAATGGATTGAGCGGCTCCTTGGTCACGGTTGATCCATACGAGGTTGTGACCGCTGGCCTGGGCAGCATTACCAGCACCCATCTTCATCAGCTCAGGAAGAACCTCATGATTGAGTAGCCAGACTGCCCGCTTCCTGGAAGCGGGAAGTAATCGGCTGGCGAGTTACAGGGATGGTGCAGGATGCATTTAAAACACCTAAAGGTTCACCTTTTCCGCTTCCACTGATAAAGGCGATATCCTCGTAGTAAGCCCATGCCTCACCGAAAGCTCGACGGAGAAAAGCCTCAAGTCCAACAGCGGCATCGGCCAGCAAAGCGTTAGAAGCCTTGGTGTAGCCAGCCAACTGGTGGGCAGTGAGCTTGCAATTTCCCCACTTGGGCTCAGAAGCAGTCATCACCTTCCCAGTAGCCAACTACACCACCGAAGACACTTGAAGCATGAGAGGTGTCTTCAACCCGAGGGATATTGATGGTATCAGAGCTCATCGGGATGACCATAGCACCATTTTTGCGGACGATAGCATCCTCGAGCCCAATTTCAAGAATTTGGTTTCTATATTCTTCAAAAACCAGGAACCCACCAGCACTATCAGTGCCTTCGGTCATAGTTTTTGATTCAGGCGGAGAAGCTATCTTCCCTGAAGAATCAACATAGACCAGCCGTTCATCATGCTGGCCGCCCTGCCGATAATTGTAGACTGCAGTCAAGAATTCTCCGAAGCTCTTGAATTTCTTCTCTTTGGCTGCTTTATTGACTTCCTCTTCCTCTTTGCTGGGTTTAAATTTCCCGAGTGCATCCTGGATTTGTTCTTTCAGCTGGGCAGTAATATATTCATCGGCAGTCTCTTTGACTCTATCTTCAATGTATTTTTCAAGTTCTTCTTTAGTCATTTTTCTTTTCTCCTGAAATAGGATTTTCTTTTCTCCGTGGTGGTGTATTTCAGCTTTGGGTGGCCTTGCCTCCTGGTGACCATCTTTGCGATGGTGGGTCTATATCTCCAGCTCAGACCAATTCACTCCGGCTGATTGCTCTATAGAACAATCTCCACCGGATTGGCCTTGAACCTGATATTCTCCGCTTGGAGAGCAACTCCCCCTTTTGCTGATACCAACGGAGATAAATTCTTGTGTTAACCTATGTTAACTGACAGAAGGCCGGTTAACATAAATTAGCACAAGAAGGCAATTAAAGAATCTGACTTATTTCTTCAATTAATTCACAAAATTTCTTAAATGAACTTGGCTCTTTAATTACTCCCTTTTTAATCAGCCTCTTTAGAATTTGATGGGCCTTTTCAGTTTTATTTCCTTCATCTAAGGGATAATATCGCCACTTTATCTGGGGATAATGTATTGGAATGAGATGCCAAGGAGATATCCCAGGACCCACAGAGGTAGAATCGTTAAGCTCATTTGGATTACCAGTATTAGCTTTCATATCTTCCCTTCCTTCTTAAATGGAGCTGGCCGGACGTTTTCCGGTGTGCAAGACCGGAGTCTTCCCTCTAGACCACAGCCCCATATATGATTTATTCGAGTTTTCCTTGAAGTCGTTTAATTTTTTGGTCTATAGCATCATTGATAACTTTTCCGATGTCAATTGAATCAAACAGCTTTTTTAGTTTTTCCTCAACAATTGCCTCAACATCTTTCTGGTTAGTCTCTTGTTCCACTTTGATATCTTCAATATTCACCTCTTTGTCATCATCTTTCCCTTCATCTTCATTTCCTCGTTTGTCGGCCGCCAGTACTTCCTGAAGCGCCGCAATAGCTTTTTTGATAATCTCCCGATTCTTTTTACTCAGTACCCGGCCTTCTTTCAGCTCGGCAATTCTCTCGTCTTTCTCAGTGATAATCTTCTCATATTGTTCTCGAATCATGTTTATAACTTGTATTAATTTATCAGGAATATCTGAAACTTCACCAAGAACAACTTTCCAATCGTCTATGTCTTCTGTCTTTTCTTTATAGAGCTCTGGAAACATGGCCTTTAGCTCGGTTTCAGTGTATTCCCTGAATTCTGGCACTTCTTTATCAAATTGCTTGTAATGTTTAGCTAGATGATTGTAAACGCCTTTCCGGTCAGCATCAGGAATATTCACTCCACCTCTTGCACCAAGAAGTGCGGCCATAGCGGCGGCAACTCCACGCCAGACCGCCTTGTGTCCTTTAGCTTTGTGATGAGGAAGTTTGTAGCTCTGTTTGATATCCGGCTTCTCCGAATCATACCAGGCACACATGAGTTTCAGATCTGAAACTTCAGCCTCTCTTACTTCAGCTGGGCCATTCCAGGGTGTGTCTTCAGGTAATTTTCCTAAATCTTTATAGGGAATAACTCCTTTTTCCTCCAGCTCTAAGTCTTCAATTTCAAATTCATCTTCCAGCCTTATTTCTTCATCTTGTGTTTCATCTAATTCATCAATATCCAATTCTTGATAAATTTCATCTATTTCAACAATAGTTTTTTCTTCCATTTTTTCACTCCTGTTTATTTTTTCCTCATACCGACTGAGAATCCCTTTGTGCTCATCGACCCATCGCCGAGCTTCTTCCATTGTCCATTTGTCTTTGTCGAACAAGTAAGTGATTATTTTTTTGCAGTCAACACAGTAAAGAGCCTTTATCCCCTTTTTAGCTGAGATGGTAATGGTTCGAATCTTGTGCCCCTTATGCTTGCCAGGATCATCCACCGGAATACGGTGATAATTTTCGGTTGTCTCTGGCTTGATATCTGCATCAATAATAATCTCCTCTTCCTTATCTTCAATCTCTATCTCCTCAAGCTCCAGGTCTTTCTTTAGCTGAACTGATTGAATTAAGCCCTTTCGATAGGCTTCTATTACCAGAGCATTCTCATTTGCACCAATGGAAAATGCCTTTAAAAACCCTTCCCGGTAGAGCTGGTAAATTTCATTCGCAAACTGAGATTTCGAAAAAAACTCAAACTTTGCAACAAGACCCTCTTTTTTCCTCTTGACCCACATTGCCCGGCCAATGGGTGGGTCCATGTAGCGGTGTGCCCACAAGAGAACTGGATTCTTTAGGTATCCATCAAGTTGTATCCCCTTGGGGTCAACTATTTCTCCGTCTCTATCTCGGTCGGCCGTTGAAACAATAGCTGTAACTGCTCTTTCTTCTTCTGAGACCTCGGTTTTCTCGGCTGTATAGAATTTGCGGATGAATTTTATCTCATCCTTTTTTATATGCAATCGTTGAGCAAGTTTGCCAGCCTGCTCTGGATTGATGTCTTGAAAATTTATAATCTCGGTTGAAATTTGCATCTATTTCCCCCTTCTTGCTTTTCTTTGTTTAGTTCCATTTTTTGTTACCAATTTAAGATTTATATTAATCTTCCATCCACGGGCTAATCGCACACCGGCACCCAGGATGCAAGGGCGGACTAACCACATCCTCATAATCCAGCTTCATAGTGCGATGGTTTTCTTCCACCGCCACAACTTTTCCATCCATTCGTTCACACCAGGGACAGGTTTTATTGTCCCACATGGTTATCCAAATCTTCTTCCTTACCACCCCGCTTTGAATCATTGCCTCAACATTGGCTCTATTTGTCGCCCGGAGTGCTTCGGTGCGAGCAATCGTTTCGGAGCGGAGTTTGTAAAAATTGTCATAGGTTTTGTTGATACGTTTTATGAGTTGAGGAATACCTTCGCCAGCTTCAATCCCTTCCTTCAGCTCTTTTCGGAGAAGAACCACGTTTACCTCTTCCAGACTCTCGGAGAACCGGGGAGTATATTGTTCTATCCATTCCTGGATTCTGGCGGTATCAACATTGAAAACCGCATCGGCCACCAGCTCTTCAATGGCCGTCTGCCCTTCTTCCGCCAAAATCAAGGCCAATATTTGAGCCATCTCCTCGGACAATTTCGTCTCAAATTCAGCCCGAGGATACATGACCATATCAATCATGCTCTCATCTTTTCTCTGAGAAAAGTATTTCTTGAGCTTCTTTAGATTGGCCACTAGAATTTTTTCTTCTTCCTTCCATATCCCAATGAGCATCTCTTTTATTTTCGGCTCATGCCTGGCTATGCGTTTGAATAATTTCTCAAAATGAGCCTGACGAGAGTCTTCCTCGAGAATTTGCTTTTTAATCTCTTCCGCAATACTCTCTTTGATGGCCTCACATAAGTGGCCTTTCAGCACATCTGTGGCCAATTCATTGGCCAATTCGTTCAATTGTTTATCAAGAATTTACGCCAGCATCTCCCTGAGTTTCTCTTTTACCCGCTTCACCAGCTCCTCAGTGAGGATTTTCTTTGAATCCTCAACCGGAATTAGATTCATCGGAAACCAGGCTGAATCTCCCCAGGCTACTGGTTCTTTTCCAAGCTCCTGGCGAACTTCATTGATTTTCAAAATATTTGCCTTTGCATATGTTTCTCGTTCTTTCAGCTGGAATTCCTT